TGCATCGTAATATCCAGAGGAACTTCTAGTTTTTCCTAAATTTGTAGTGTTTGTCAGATAAACATATTCGTCACCAACTTTGCCTATACCTTTAATGTCATTCCACGCCATCTTTCCAGATGCGTCTCTATTGTCTAAAGGTTGCTTTACATAAAAATTACCAAACAAATCATTAGAAACTAACCCCTTGTTCCATCCATAATCACCTGGTATTAAAATTCCGCTAGTTGACAAAGAATTGTCTTTAAGATTTTGTTCATATTTTGTATTTTTAAGGTCTACAAAATCACCAACTTGTTGTATTTCGTCAAAGTTTTTTAAGAAATTCAAATTAAAATATTGGTTTCCATCTTTTACAAAACCTTTTTCGACAATGTTTGCTGGTAAAAAATGATAACCCTTACCATTTATCCAAAAAAGCAAACTTGTCGTTGCCCGCTCTTCTTTGTCTTTACTGTCATATCTTGTTTGAGACTCAAAAAATAGGTCTACATTGCCAAAATCAAGATCGCCAAACTTTTGGGTTTGTATAACTTGTGACATTTGTTTGCTTTCTTACAGTAACAGCCCACCTAGACCGCCCAAAATCGCGCCAGCAGTTCCATATTCTCCAGGAAGCATCCTGCCAATTTGACTACCTAAGAATGCACCCCCTAAAGCCTGCCCAAACCTATTTGTCTGCGCCTGCGGTATTACCTGGAACTGCGACGCGCCCATAGGCGTACCGTAAACAGAAGACAAGAAGCCCTGCAACTGTTGATAAGGTACTTGTTCTCCAAACTGGAATCTTGCCATCTCTTCCTGTAACGGTAGCCCCGCAATCTGCTCTCTTGCCGCACCGATCTGCCCCAACTGCTGAGAGGGCAAGAACTGCTGCGCGAAAAGTTGTGGTGCAAACAGCGACCCCTGCAATTGTGCGCCTATAGCCTGCTGTTGGAACCCGCGCTCTCTTGCATAATCCGCAGCGGCAAGTTGTGCAGCAACATCACCCATAGCCCTACTTGCGCCTTCCTGTGCTTTCCCGATTGCTCGAGACTGTGCGCCAGACCCATATCTTCCCGCAGCCGAAAACGCCGACTGTATGCCAGGAAGCGTCTGTTCCGTAAACTGCTGGGCAATTGGCCTAGTAGCACTTTGGATTACATTTTGAAGGTACGGAGACCCACCCAAAAAGGAACCAGCCGCCACATCTTGCAGTTGGCCCATTCCACTTGTGTAAGCCCGTTGAGCCGCCTCTAATGCCGGTTGACCGCCTTTGGCTAAAGCCTCTTGTTGAGACAAAGCAGCAAGGGTCTGCTCGGATGGAGAGACATAAGTTTGTCCTGGGAAGAACTGCGGGCCAGGGCCGAGGAACAACTGCTCTGCCCTTTGCAGTCCTAGACCGAGATACGGTCTTAGAGTGGGATCAATCCTAGATTCACCGCTAGCGCCACCGCGTAAAGCTGGAAGATTGCTGATGATGTCTGTCGCCATTTTCTTACCCTATCAAAATATATGCGTAGGTTTTGTTTGCCGTGTCATTGGCAAAGTGGGAAATAACCGCACTTCCGCTCGTTTGTGACTCTACATAAACATTGGAATACGGATGTGGAGCAATGTACTGCACAGTTACAAACGCAGTCGGTGTCTCAGGAATAGCAGGGGTAGTCCCAGAAGAAGACACAGCCGCAAAGTGTTCCAATGAAACACCTATGTCCGTCGGCCTATAAGCAATCTGAATATAATCCCCAGCCGTCAAGTCGATGAACACCATCGTTGCGGCAATAAGTTGGGATGGGTCTCCAGCACCTTTTCTTTGTTTTATTCCAAACTTACTATTTGACTTCGCTATGTTGCTGCCGTTCTTCTTGAACCAAATATCTAAACTCTGAACAGCATTGGTTGAGTTGACCACTTGTATAGAAAACTGGATTGCGTACTTGCCTGTATTCCTAAAGTTGATTCTGTCACCATTGCTTAGATAGACATTGCTGGACATATCTGTTGTGTCTAGCCCAAGAATGTTCTCTGTGGTGGTCGTTGTTGCCGCTTGGTCGTTGTAGTCTGAAAACTGAGCATAAGGCGCTGAGTCACTTTCCGCAGCATCCGAGAACGGGATCAGCACAATCTTGGTGTCTTCAGAAATACGCTCGTTGAACAGAGTCGTACTTGTAACATTTCCGGTATTAAGCGTAACTAGTCCGGTGTTGTTGGTTTTCCCATCCAGCACCAGATTCAAAATCTCCGCAACGTCTCTCGGATTGGCAGAACCTTGCGGGGGAAGCCTGCGGAACATTAGCGCATCCCCGCTGGTTGAATTTCTATGTCAACCGCAATGGCAGTTCCCCACGATCCAGACGGAACAACCCGTAAACGATGATACCTTCCCAAAGACCGTAAGCCAACCCTGTTCTCAGCATCGGCTTGTGATTGATTACTAAATACAGGAGTAACACTCAGGTTATTTCGAGAGGCCACTCCTACGCTTGCTAAACCGCCATCGACAACAGGTTTGGCTAGGGTAATCATTGAAAACCGTCCGTCTGTCTCTAGGTCGGAAGTCTCTATCGTCGCCTCTTTGTTTGAACCACCAAAGGAGACCAACTTGGCCCCACGGACACCGCCAAAGATCATCTTGCCGCCCAACCACAATCTTGAGTCCAGAGATACCGGAATTGAGTCTAGGTTGTTGTTTACTGTGTCTAGCGCCTCGAGCGTGAAACTCGGAGACGAGAAATCCGCAATACGGTTTACATTCGTCTCTGCGTAAGACCACCGTTTTGTAATCCAGTGATAGATAAGTAATCTGTAAGTATTGTCGTTCGATCCATAACCCCAGATTACGAGATTTCGGAACGGGTCAACCGCAGCAGACATTTCGTCTAACTTAGAATCTTCCATTGTGGCCCAGAAGTATCTGTTTACCTTCTCTGCCCCGATAGGCTCTATCTGTTGCCCGTTGTAACTGTAGAAACCATCGTCACTCAACCAGTAGGTTGTGCCTTGCCATTGGATTACCGATTGACCCTCGTAGCACCCTAGGTTTCTAGCGATATTGTCAAACTGGAACACTAAAGGTGTCCCAACATAAGACATACGTACAATGCTGCGCTCTAACAGTACTAAGCCATACTCGCCGCCGGTAATCCCGCGAATCTCGCCACCGTCTGGAATGTCCTGAAAGTCTGCTTGAGTAACCGCAGAAGATGACCATGTGGTTGGGTCATTTATCCCTGACCATTGCACTCGGTTCGGATTTGAAGCCGGCTGGTTAGCAGTTGCGACAAAATCTCGGATAACTGTTAGGTATTTGGCAGTAGGCGCAGAAGCCTCTACGTTTGCAAAACTGATTGTGGTTGTAGACAAGTCCGCGGCTTGCACTGGCTGCGCTCCGTTAGCTGCAAGCACCAGATTACCAAACTGTGTGAACTTCCAATTCTTGGTTGCGGAATAGGTCGTTCCAGATATGTCGTCTAGACTCAGGTCGCTAGAGTCCATCAGAAATAACTTAGTGCTAGAACCAGCAAAAACGCGCACAGCGCCCGCAACAGTCTTTCCTGCTACTGCGCTATTTAGATTTTCAGAAGCCGCTTCAGAGTAGTCTTCCTCTTGCGGAATAGCCCCATAACCAACCTGTTTGGGGAACACATTTTCGGCATTGGTTAAAGCCCCAATCACCCCAGGCTGGTCTGGTAGCCAGTCTGTAAAATTTACCCTATTTGTTGCCATGTGTTTTGCCCTGATTGTTCTTCTGTCCAGATATTCGCTCCTACCGCAATATCTGTCCAAACATTTGTGTCTTCGGGAACTACGTCCCACTCCTCACCATAAATATACCCATTTGCAACCAATGCCAGACCGCCAGTTATCCCAGCCAATCCCTCTTTGGTTACATTTGCTGTGACAATAATTTCGCCATTGCCAAGCACAAACGCGACTACGTTTTGCTCTAAACCAGCAAGTGCTTGTAAGAATCCCTGTCCTGTGATTGATCCTGCTGTGGTTCGGGTTCTCTCAATAACTCCCGAAAGGCTTCCTGCCGCGCTAATGATCCCGAGAACTGTTCTAGTTCTCTCTGAATCCGCGACGATCTGCCCCGCCCCCGTAATCTGGGCTTGAGCCTCTCTGGTTGCATTTGCGGACGCTTGAGCTTGACCCTGCCCATTTATAACTGCTCCTGTACTAACAATGCAGGTATCCGCAGACTCCCAAATAGGATCATCTAGACTAAACGCAAGACTATCCAGCGTTCCAAAGTTGTTTAGACCCTCTAAGTCCCACGGCCCGCAGACATCGCTCATTAGTCGAGTTCAGCAGTTAGGTTTCCAACAGGGATTTTCAGAATGTCGCCAATCTCAATCAGCTTAGATGTCGTGAGTGGGGTGTGCATAAGCAGGTTCCCGCTTGATAGCGCATCCAACAGACCGATATGCGTAATCGTTCCCCAGTTGCCCGTAGCTTGAGGGAAGGTTACATCTGCGTCAGAAGTCACCACACCGCCAGAAGCGGTAGTCACATCCAGAATCTGACGAGCGTAAGACCCTCCTGAGACCTCTGTGCCGCTGTTATCGTCTTGTGGGTCTGAGGTATACAGACCGACATAAACGGTCGTAGGAGACGTATAAGACACATTCCGCAGTACATGGTCTAGGAGCTTGTTTTCTAGATAGTTGGATAGTTCAGCCATTTTTACCTCACCGTCATGGAAATAGGAACACCGGCATATTCAGCCGCGTTGTCGGATTGACTCAAGTTTTCTAAAGCATTTGCGTACAGACTAGACCAAACCTGCGTCCGCGCATCGTTCATCAGGTAAGGCTCTGCTTCCAGCAGGGTTGCGTACAGTAGCGCATCTGGACAGACCGCCATAAAGACATTGGAAGGATTGCTGTCAGAAAGCGCTGTCGGTCGAGCGTAATACAACATCACAACCGTATACGCCGAATCTGGTACTGGAGAAAGAATAAACTCTAAACCTGCTTGCGTGTAAAACTTGGGAGTCCGCACTTCGTGTGACATTGTGTCACGCGTTAGCGCAGAGGGAGAAAGGAAAGAAAGCGGAGTCTTCGGGGTGGTGTCTAGGTAGATGTCTCGAATCCCGATAAAGTCCGCAGGGAGTCCTAAAGTCTTGTCACCGCCAACAGTTACAGTCGTAACCGTTTTGAGCATTTGCCGAATCCGCAACTGTCTTGCAAGACGGATTTCAGCCAGGGAGATAAAGTCCGGTATCTGGCTATTTAGGTCTGTTCTTCCTAGATAGTTTGCGACCGTGCTTTTCAGGTCGTTGTAGTTGCTTAGGCTCAATTACATCACCCCATGTATAAGTGTATTGCCCGACATGACCGATCTCTTGGCTCAACTCGTGATCTACCCAAGTCTCAAACCCAGCGTCATGCGCCGCAACACAGAAATGAACATCTTCGCCTAGAGTCTTCCCACCAGGCAGCTCGTAGAAATAAAACCACGGTTTAGGAGTCTCTAAGAACACCTGCCGTTTCACCAACATCACCCCGCAGCCAATCGCGGTAACCTTTTCTATGCCTGTCTTACCCTTGCTGTCTACAGGAAGCCAGTGGTTCTCTTTTTTCTCGTAGTCAACCTTTAGATTCTTGGCAGTAGGCTTAACTGGGATAGTCCGCGTAGTAGCGTTTACCCCAACTATGTCCTTGTCGTGCTTTAGGAGCCGTTCTATCGTGTTCTTGGGAAACCTCATGTCTGAGTCTACCCAGAGAACATAGTCGGCATTCTCGTTTACTGCTGCCTCGGCTAGTTTGTTTCTTTGGTCAAAGATCAGCGTACCGTTGACCGTGTAGATCGCTTGCTCTCCGTCTCTAAACCGAGAGTCATAACCGCACATCGTTGCTAGGTCGAAAGCCGTCCCAATAACCATATCCCCGCGCGACGGGATGCAAATTGCAATCCGCATCAAATCCTCCCAGGCCTGCTCCGAAAATATCTATTTTCAGGGTCATTCAACCAGGCTTTGAACTGCTTCTGGTCGATTATGTGGAATCCCCGCAAAAAACCTTTTCGATTCAAGTCCTGGATGACAGCAAGAGGAATTGACCCAATCTTTGCCCATTCTCCCCAACGCGCTTTCTCGTCGGTCTGGGCATAACTGGCCTTGTTGCTCTCGATAATGTCTGAAATGTCTTGGGCAGTCTCTATTACCAGACCACCTTCACCATCTGCGTACGCGGTTTGCACCATTCCCGCATTAGCGGAAAGAAGTTTCTTCATAAAACTCCAAAAATAGAGGGCGAGTTTCCCCGCCCCCTATTATGCCAACAGTTTAGGTTGCAGACAAGTCCGCAATAATACCGTGGGCTGCTTCGTTGCGAACCTCAAGGGTCAACTCAACAAGAAGCTGGGTACGCTCAGAGTCGCCAATCTTTGCCAGTTCGTTAGTCTGGAACGGACGCAGATAAGACAGAGCAGCGTACTCAGGATCAAGTACCAGCGCATCACGCGAGCGCATAAAGCGGTCAGGAACGATCTGGAGAACCCCAAAGTCCGACTGATACAGATCAGCACCAGCCAGAATCCGCACATCACCAGAACCTTGCGTGTTGATTCGATGCTGGGCAATACCAGTAAACCCAGAGACAACCTGCTTGAGTGCGGGAGGAACAACCAACAGGCTGGGAGTGCCGCCAGAGGAAAATACCTTTTGCACTACATCCTTCAGGAAGGTTTCCGTAAAGGTGCGAGTCGTACCGTCTGTACGAGTGGATTCGCCAATGGTTGTAGGGTCTACGCCAGGAGTCGTACCAGATCCCTTGTTAGTGTTGGTTTTGATCCACGACAGCAAAGAAGCCAACTTGCGAGCCACAGAAGCTGAACCAGCAGCTTTAGCTTGGTTAGCCGTGATAGTTGCCTCTATGTCCCTCTTTATTTCTGAGGATGCTTTAGCAAGCTGATAAGCCTTCTCAGACTTACGACCAGCCTTGTCTACAGCATCAAGGGTTCCAGAAACGCGCACCGTCTTTTGGAAGATTTGCGTCTGGTTGCCAAGCCGCACGGTAGGTGCAAGCGTGGCAGAAGTAGCATCAGCACCTTCAACAGCAGCATTCTCTGTCGTGGCAGCATCCAGCGAGTCGGTTTGCCACTCATGGTTGGTGTTGGTTGCTTTGCCCTTGCCGATGGACGACATAATAGGCGTGTCGGTGGGGGAAATGTCATAGATGACATCGCTTAAATCTTCACGAATGCCTTTGGCTTCGTATGTACGGTAAATAGTCATTTCAAATTCCTTTATAAAAATCGTTCAAAGATTCGAGCCGCATCATTCTTGTTACCAGAACGCCGCAATTGCTCGCGTAGTTTCTTGGCCTCTTGGGTTTCTTTCGCCTCTGGCGTAGAAGTTCCAGGCCGCATCATTTTGGGCGCTTGAGAAACCTTTTTAGTGGCTTCCGTCTTGCCCGACATCAGTTTGTCGTACTGCATGGCCTTATACAGAGCGGTTACTGCGCGGGAGTCATAAACCTGCGCTAGTTCCTGATCCGTAAAGCCTATCTTCTTGGCATAGTTTCTGATGTCAGTCTTGACCGCTTGGCTCTTTGCTGGATCAGACATATCAGGAATCGCCTCTTGCAACTTTAAGGATTCAGCCTGGAGGTGGGCCTGTAGCCTCTCCGAATGCTCTACCTGTTGTTGCTGTGCTATCCGTTGCTGCTCCGCACGAACCGCTGCCAACTGTTTCTCACGCTCCGTCTGTTCTGCGACTTTCACCGCGTATCCAATCGGATCGTTTTCTTTCAGACTTGCCAAATCCTCTGCATTTTCGCCTTGGGAGAGCATCTGCTCTATCACCGTAAGACGTTGTGCATAGGTATCTCTGAGTCTCGCAGCTTCCTCAATCTTTTGCCTCTCAGCCTCTACAGCCTTACGCGCTTCGGCAACTTCCTGAGTCTTTCTGGTGTAATCGCTAGTCCTGGAATAACCCTTTAACAGCTCTTCTAGCGGGACTTCGACTTCTTCCTTGCCTACCTTTACCTTGTAGGTGGGAGTCGGTTCCTGCTCTTCCTCGGGTTCTTCCTGATACTCCTCTTCTTCATGCTCCTGCGCTTCCTGCTCTTCTGGGGCTTCCGGTTGGGCTTGCGCCTCCTCTGGCTCCATTAGACCTAGAAAACTCTCGGCGGCCTGACTAACGGTTTTTGCACTCCCTTGCGGGTTGGTGTCATCCATTGCGAACTCCTAGTGGTTAAAAAATACGCCAGCGCTTCTTGTCTATTTCAGTCTGTGCCGCAATAGATTCGAGTGACGCTACAAATTCTGCTATAGCCCTGTGCTTGATAAGACTGCGTTCCCGCACATCCACATCAGCCTCAGAACTGTTAAGAATGTTGTAAATATACAACTCTTGTTGCGCTTTTACAACCTCTTGGAAAAACTCATCGTTTAGAAAGTGTTTTGCTCGTTCGGCTTTGTTCAAAACCCTTGGCTCCCAGGTATCTGGACGTTAGACGTAATTTCAGCACCGATCTTAGCCGCCTTCATTTGGGCCTCTGCTTGGAACTCCGCAATCTTTAATTGCAGCGTTGCTTCTGCTTTTTCTCTCTGTAACTGTATTTCTGCCGCGGCCTTTTCTCGCTGGAGTTGAATGTCAGCCTGGGCTTTCATTTGTTGCACTTGAATGTCTGCTTGAGCCTTGGCCTGCGCCGCCTGCATCTGGGCTTCTATTTGAGCCATTATTGCTTGGGATTCTGGACTAGCCTGCGGTTGTGATGCCGCCTGTGCGATCTGTTGTTCCACCTCGGGAGTGATTTCACGGAAGAACTCTGCGGTATCAACAAAACCAGCCGCTTCGACAAACCTGCCAAGCGTGGATCTATATTGAGAGAGGCCAACCAGAGGGCCGCTAACTCCCTGCGTTCCAATAAGCTGCTCCTGTTTCTGTAGAACCATTGCCAACATAGCCAACTGTTGTTCTCTGGTTCCTGTTCCTAAACCGACATTTATCTGAATATCGTACTGGGTTTTCCATTGTCTTGGGTCTATAGAGACATACTTGCCGTTTAACCGCACGACTCTGGGTTTGTCCTGATACTTGCACAACAGATGCAGGATTTTGACAAACAAATCCTTTACCCCTGTTTCGGCAAAGGTTCGGGCAATTAGTTCTATCCTGCCTGCCGCAACATTCTGCATTGCCGCAACTGCCGCCGCCGTGGTGTTTTGCAGGATATTTGCGTCTAACCCCTGGCTCATCTGGTTGATACCAGTCCGCTTCTGCTGCACCTGATCCATGTACTCGAGCATGGGGAAACTTTGAGTGGCAACAGGCTGAACAGACATAGGAGAGACCGCAGCAAGATTCTTGACCCTGACTACGCCCCCAGGCGTTACTGTTAGAAGGTCATCTAAGTTTACTTGTCCGTCTACAGCCAGAACCCGCGCATTGTTTGTCAGATACAGGTTATCCAGAATCTGGCGGGTAATCGTGGACTTAATTAATTGTAAGTCCATCGTCCTGTCCGCAAGGCTATGCCCAAAGAACTTGTGGGGCATGGGAATGGGGCAGATAGAACAGAACGGGTTGTAATCTATTTCTTCATTCTCAAGAATCTCGTTGCCAGCGTAGAAAACCTTGCGGAGTTCCGCGATACCGTCTCCGTCATAGTCTGTGCGGATATAACACTCAAAAGTCTCAATCTCCTGCATGGACTTATCCACAGTCTCGCGGTCTAAAGGCTGTTCGCCCTGACTGTATCTCGCCACCCGTTCAGGAGTAAATGTCAGGTCTTCGTAGGTCGGAAGATCGTCTACAACATCAGACTTGAACCCCATTGCTACCAGTTCTGACCGCGTGGTTAGCTTCCTGTGAGCGCAAAATGGTGCGTCCGCAATGGTTCTAGCCTTCTTGCTGATAATGAACTCTTCCGGTGGAACATTCTCCACCTGGACATGACCGTACTTCAGAACCTTCTTAACCTTGACGTTGTAGGCAAAGATTGGCTGCATCTGGATAAAGGGTTGGCCCATCGCATCCACCGCAGGAACCGGAACCTCTCCGACCTGTACCGCCTCTTGTTCCGCAATCTCTACAGACTCGTCTGCCAGCATGAGGGCTATTTCCTCTTCTGACAGGTTTTCGTAGGATTCTGTACTCACATCCTTTTCATCGTTCCACCAGACCTTGATAACCCCGTTTTTCTGTAGGAGCGCATCCTTAAACCATATATTCAGCACCTCGAACCCAGGATTGTCTCGGTAAAAGACCCAGTTTAGGTAAGAAGTAATCTGTTTTGCGGTATCTTCGTCTCCTGGCCCCGCAGGTTCCGCACGAACAATATCGTCGCCCTGCGTAAATACCCGCAGAAGTGGAGGCAAAGCACCGTCTACCGCCTCCGCAACCTCGCCGGTAACAATCCCAGACCGCCCCTCTATCTCGTTGCCATAAGGCTCCCTGTTGTAAAACTGTAGGGCTTTCCTGCGTTGTTCGGTCGTTTCCGTCTCGATATAGCCAAGCGCGTTGTCGATTTCGGCTTCTATGATTGACTTAAGTTTGATTTCGTCCATCAGACTATCCATTTCGTTGTAACAGTAAGAGGTTTCCCCCAATTGCTGTTTGTATCCATGCCAACAGCCAGATAGCGGAAACTGTCGCTGCAGTGAGAAGCCCAGTCATGCAGAGGCTTGTCATAAAAAACATTTCGCTTCTCGTCATATTCCCGCCTGTAGTTTCTTAAACAATCCAATCCCTGTTTTACCTGCGGCATATTAAACCAGCACCTCGGGAGCAGCCTTCTCACGGCCTGTATGCCGTCATCCACTCCCAGGCGGGGTACTACTGTGCAATCCAATCCAGCCTCTCTGAGAACCTCTAGGCGGCTTCTACCAGTGCCTAGTTCTCTGACTTCCACATCGTGAGGCAGGAGCATCTGGGCCTTGTGCCAGTTCCTGTTTGTCAGTTCCCGCACATACCAGTCTAAACCTTGACCGTGGTTCTCTATATAGTCTAGAAGCCTGACTTCCTGGCCCGAGGCTTGAGCAATCCATATTGCCGTACTGTCGCCCACCCCCAAATCCCACGCCGCAAAGGTCTTACAAAGGTCGTCCCTTGGGATTTCCGCAAAATGGTTATCAGGGAGTTCGTTAAGTATCTGCCCGTAATAAGAGCCTTCCACCGGACTGTCGAAAGAACACTCAAACTCCTGAAAATATTTTTGATCCCCCATTTCTTTTCTTG